GGATACCAAATCCATGTGGACTTCAACTTTGATCTTGCACAGTATTTGGAGAATAGAGATGAACTTGCTTGCTGACAAACACAAAAACACCGTTGACTTCGATTTGAAATCAACGGTGTTTGTAACTCTTATTTGAGCCAATGGTGGAGCTATCAGGAGTCAAAACGAACATTTTAGCATCCAGTGACAGCCCGCCATCGGGCGGGTCTTCTCCGGTCTCCAAAGGAATTTCGACGCTGTTCTGGTCTCCCATGCAGGAGAAAACCAGCTTCATGCGATTATCATCATAGACATAGACAGCCACAAGGAAGTTCTTGAACAGTTCCATCTGAAAATCCCGGTCGTGGATGTCACCCTGCTGCAGCAGTTCCAGATAGGAGATGATTTGCTCCCGGTCGATTTTCACGACATCCTCTTTGGCTGCATTCAGCTGGACGCTCAGCCGGGATTGCTCAGTCTCAAGCTCGACCATCCGGGTGCGGGTGGCCTCTGTGATAATCCCCATCTCGATGGCTTTCAGCATATTCGAGGTGGCTTTTTTATTTTCCTCCAACTGCTGCTCCAACGCCTCAATCTGGAGGTCATTGTCGTGCTTTTCCCAGTATTCGACCGTCCGATCTGCTATCCACGCAATGACATCATCGGTCAAGCAGTACATCTTGATGGCCTGAGCCACAGCCGGTTCAATGACATCCCGGCGGATGTTCTTCTTGTCACAGGCGTGCTCGGTGCGCCGCTTCTGGCAGGTGTAGTAGTAATGCAGTTCGCCGTTTCTACTGGTGCCAGATACGCCCGTCATGTAGCTGCCACAATGCCCGCAGCGCAGCTTCCCGGTCAGCAGATAATCTTCTGCCCCGACACGGTGCCGGGTTCCGACTGGATTCTTTTTCATCCTCATGGCCTCCTGTACCCTGTACCACAAATCATCGCTCACTATGCGTGGAATGCCATCGGCCACCCGGACATCCCCGTATATGTAGATGCCCCGGTACCGCTCGTTCTGGCAAATACTCTGGAAGCTGCCTTTGTTCCAGTTGGCTCCCTTGCTGGTCTTGATGCCCTGGGCATTGAGATCTCGCGCAATGTCCACGAACAGGTCACCAGCAGCCACACGGGTGAATATTTCCCGCACAACGGCCGCATTCGCTTCATCCAGCACCACACGGCCATCCTCACCCCGCTTGTAGCCCAAGGGCTGCCGACCGTTCGCCATGCACTTGCTTGCGTTATCATACAGCCCCCGGGTGATGTCCTCCGCCATGTTCTCGCTGTAGAATTGATTCACATTCATCATATTCCTCAATGCGAAACGCCCGGCGGCTGTATCGTCAAAATCTTCCTCGGCGTAGAACACCTTCACGCCGCAGTCTTCCAGTTTGGCCTCGTTGACCATTGCCTGAAGCATATTGCGGCCAATGCGGTTTGACTTCCATGCCACAACCGCCTGAAATTTGCCTTTTTCAGCATCCCGCATCATTCGCTGGAAGTTGGGCCGCTTATCGGTCTTGCCGCTGATGGCCCTGTCCTCATAAGTTCCAACGACGTGCAGCCCCAGCTCGGCAGCGTGCTTCATGCACTCTCTGACCTGCTGCTCAATGCTGACCTCTCGCTGGTTGTGGGAGGAATAGCGGGCATAAATGACGGCATTCTGACCCGCAGCAATATTCTTTTTTCGGGCCATCAACCATCACCGCCCACATCAATATGGTAAATTCCATTATCATCTGCAAACGGAATTGGCTTTCCATTCCACATTCCGAGTGCTTCCAGCTCTGGCATAAGCTCAAACCACTGCTGTTCTGAAATGACCGGAATATTTAGAGCTTTGGCCTGATCGATTTTCTTCTGCATTGGATTGCTGCACGCAACCAAAACACCAATCTTCTTCGACACACTCATATCCGCAGTCAAACCGTATGCTGAGAAAATATCGAGAAAATCTAATCGACTTCGCAACATAACCGGAGTTCCAGCTACATACACCCGTTTATATTCTCTCAGTCGAAGCGCGATTTCTTTCAAATTCATAAAACGGCCTCCGCAACGTAATTCACAATATTATGCCGGAAACGCACAAATTTTTCCGATTTTCGGTATAATTCCACGATTCCATGAAAAGCGGGTGCGTATTTGATATAATTCAGTTGCTGCCGGTGGTTATTTTATCAAGAAAGGACTTGCAAACCCATGAATGATACTGAATTATGCACATCCATTCAAAAATCGCTGGCTTTACTGACTGTTGCTGAAAAAATCAAGTTGCTTCGGCTCCTCAGGACTGCGCAAGGTACTGAATATAGCTCAATGCCTGCTGCTTCTTCTCCGGAGTAAGACCTGAAATAATTTTCATAATCTCTGCATCCAGCTCGTCCTCAATTTCGGGGACGAGTTTTTTGCTGTCTGCATCATCAAGAATGAGTTCTACTGGCATATCGTCAACCTTGACCAGCAAATCAGTCAGGCTCATTCCCATTCCGGATGCAAGCTGCTTCAATTTAGGGAGAGTTGGCGTGACCGGGAGCTTAGTGTTGGGGTTCATTTCCTTTTCCAGCATCGAAATATAGCCATTAGACAACCCGCAAGCAGTAGCAAATTGCCGTTGAGACAGTCCGTGGTCATTCCGGTATTCAATGATCAAATCTTTCAAGGTCATGTTCAATCCCTCCGTTTTGTACAATCCATTATACAATTATAGTCGAGACGCTGTCAATGAGTTTTGTGTAATTTCTTAAACAAAATTTGTGTAATGAACTTGACAAAGGCCATGGGATGTTGTACTATGTGTGTGCAACCGATTAAACAAAATCCGTTGTGAACCGAAAAGATAGGAGGTGACAAGAATGGGCTTCAAAATTAAAGAGGTTCGCAAGTCTTTGAAAATGAGCCAGGAGGAACTTGCCGAAAAGAGCGGCATTAGCCGGGGCACTATCGTTGCGCTGGAAGCCGGTACTGAGCGAGTGACCACCACCAAGACGCTGGTTGCTCTGGCCGCAGCCATGAACGTGAGCATTGACCAGATTTTTTTTGCCGACGATGTTTAATCGGTTACACAGGAGGATCACATGGACACCACAATTCATATCAACGTGGCCGATATTCCCCCGGAAGTCGGTGAGAGCTTTGGCCGCGTGACGCTGGCGGGATTCAAAAAATTCATCGCCCAGCCCGGGAACCGTGAGAGGCTGGAAGCCCAAACGGCTGCCCGCAAGGCACGCAAAGAAAGGGAGTGTAAGGAATGACCCGGATTCTGATGATTGTGTACGGCATCACCGCCGAACAGGCAGCAGCTCGTGCCCCGGCGGCGCAGTTTGCTGTGACCTCTGTTATCGCAGCCCTGTTTGTCTGGCTTGACAGCATGGGGAGGTTCGATGATGTGGGCCGCTGGATGGGGCGCAAGCTCCGGGAGGTGCTGGATGCTGTATCCGACTGACGAAGAAGCTGGCTACCCTGAGCCTCCTGTGTGCCCCCTCTGCCACCAGAGGTGCGATACCATCTACAGCACCGATGATGGCACAATCGTTGGCTGCGACCGCTGCTTAGAGGCCGCAGATGCATGGGAAGTCAACGAGTGCTTCCCGGAAAAGGAGTGATTTTTATGAAAGGATTGGTATTTGACACTGAGAATCGGATTCAGCTCAAGGACTTCGGCGAACCGCTGCTGGATAACCTCCAGAAAGAGGTCGGCGGCTACATCGAGGTGGTTCATCCCAGGTATCTGCCGGAAGGCCTCTGCATGGTGGTAGATGATGAGGGATTGCTGAAAGGCTCCCCCGTCAATAACATTGCCAGCATCCTCTATGGCACGCCGGAACACGGTCAGCCCATTGCTGGCAACGCCGTGATTCTCGGCGAGGGCTTTGTGGACGGCGAGCGTGATTTTGTGAGCCTGACCGAGGATGATAAAACCAACCTGATTCTCTTGCTTTTCGCGCTCGGCATCAGCATCAAGGACGAAAGCGAGGCCGAATGATGGATCTGGAAAAATTCTACTTCACCTACGGTTCCGATGATGTCCAGCCGTACTGCGGTGGGTGGACGGAGGTTTGGGCACCCAACTACCAGATGGCGTGTCAGGCATTCCGGGCAGTGCATCCCGACCGCATTCCCAATATCCTGAACTGCTCCAGCGTGTACAGCGCAAGGGAGTTCGAGAAAACCAAGATGTTCGGCCCGGGCGGCAACTTCGGCCTCCGCTGCCGGGAGACCATCACTCTGAACATCGCTGTCAACAAGGCCGAGGAGGGGGTGATTTTTTGAAAGTAAGAGGCAAAAAGCTGACCCGCAAGCAGAAAGAGGCCCTTTCCGCACAGGGCTGGGATTTCCGCCTGTACCTCTGCGTCCGGGATGGCCCGGACTTCATGGAGCTGGTCAACCGCACCACTGGCAAGTACATCATGTTCAAAAAATGAAAGGAGAATGCAACATGGCACAGGATACCGCATTGCAGGTCATTGAACTTCAGCAGTTGCCCATCATTGTCGAGCGGCTTCACAGCGTTAAGGCCGATATTGAGCAGCGCACTGCCGAAGCTCTTTCACTGGTCTGCACCGAACAGACCTATAAAAGCGTCAAGGATGCCCGCGCGCAGTTAACCAAGGAATTCAAGGAGTACGAGGCCCAGCGCATTGCTGTCAAGGACAAAATCCTTGAGCCTTACAATGCCTTTGAGCAGGTCTACC